TGCGAGTTAGCTTGCCATCTTTTTTTAATGGTCCTTTTACCTTTGACATTCTTGCACAAAAAGATTTTCTTCTTGCTTTTTGTCTAGGAGAAAGACCTGTCTTTTTAGTAACAGGAGCTTGCAAGTTTCCACCTGTTGCTCGGTTGTATTTTCTCCGACCTCTAGCAGTAAGACCACCAGTGGGGTCTTTATCTGCCTTAGTCATTGATACACCCTTAGACATAAAAAATGTAAGCTATTTCAAATATAACACTATTACTTAATTTTTAAACTATTACGTCTATGTTGGTAAGCTATCTTCTTTGAACTGGTTTTGCTTGCTTTAAATCTTCTCTTCTCTTTACTACTCATTTCTCCTGTAGTTTTTGGAGTCTTACTACTAACTCTCTTTGAAGGTCTGCAAGCAGGGTAGCCACCACGCTTCTCTCCTTTCTGCCGACCACAAGGTTTGCCTGTTTTAACATCTACCCATTCTTCTTTAAACCATCTGCGTAAACTCATTTACCTACTTCCTTTTGTGCTGCTGTATGTGCAGCGTTAAATGTTTTACCTTCACGCATAAGTTTTCTCATCATATCCATGTGTTTTTTAGAATGATGTTTTGAATGTTTGTTAAGAGTAACTATCTGTTTAGGTGTTAGCTTTGCCATTCTTCTTTTTCTTTTTAGAGTTTTTAGATAAGATCATAAAATCTTTTCTAGTGATTTTTTTATCACCATCAACATCTAGTTTGTACTGTTTACCTTTTAATGGCATAGTTAAATCCTCAATGATTTTCTTGTGTAACCACTAGCAACTCGTTTCTTGCCACCAACAGCTACTTGTCCTTTGCAAACTTTTACAGCATAAGCATTAGCGTAAGCAGAAGGATAGACCTTGAACTTACGCTTTGCTGCTGCTTTACCTCTGGCACATAACTTAGCCATTAGCCAAATACATCACTACCACCTAAACGCCTTTGTACGTCTTCGGTGTATGTAACATCTTTACCATAGCGAGGATCAGACATAGCAGCTACTACTTCTTGTGTTGATCTATATGGTGTAGGTCCACCAGCAGAAGGTCTGCCTGAGTAAAGACTTGGTTCAACTCCCATAGCGTTTTGGTATCTAGTATATAGTCCTTGTACCATCATACTAAGTTGTGGACCAGACATTGTGTTTGTTGCTTCATTGAAAGCTTCGATCTCTGGCTTGGATAAATTGTCTAAAGCCCAACTAACCATCTTGCCATAAGCTTCATCTCCACCTATGGAATCTCTAATACCTTTTACTTCTTCTTGTGCGAGTTCTTCTGCTGTACTTTCTTCACCTTCAACATATCCTCTCTCAACTGCTACTCCTTTAAGGTAAGAATCAACAGCATTAGCAGATAAACCAGCATCTAATAAAGATTGATACATTTCTTCTGGTATCTCTCCTTCGTTTTTATCAAACTCAGCAGCAATTTTATATGGGTCGATACTATTCTCTTTAAATAACTCCCCTAAAATTTCACCGTAGTTTTCATTTACAGAGTTGTAATCTACAGTTCCATCTTCTTGATAGTAGTCTTCATACCCTTCTGGAACTCCTGTAGTTTCTTCTGTTGATTCAGATACTTGATCTTCTTCTGTAACAGAACCAAGCTTACCTTCTAGTTCTTTGTAGCTGTTTGCTAAATCTTCTACAGTTTTAAACTTACCAGCATACAAACCATTCTCATCTTTAAGACCTTCAAGATCTTGTTGAGACATTGGTGGTGTTTCAGATACTTGTACTTGTGATGAAGTCATAGTGGTTTTTTCTTTTAACTATAGTGAATTGTACTGCCATGTCTAGTCGTGACATCACCTGACTTCTCTGGTACAGGGTTTTCTTCGTACTCGCCTACACGACTTACGATTGCTTTTTCAGAGACAAACTTTCCATCTTCATCTCTTTTTTTACTAGGCTTCTTGGTTGGCATCGGGGGTTTCTCCTTGTTGTAGTTGTTGTGTTTTTGCATCAGCTAAACCAGCATCAGCATTTGCTTTAGGGTCAAGTAATTTAGATCCCAAAGCAGCAGGTCCAAGACTTTGAATAAGTTCTTGTTGTGCAGCAGCTTCTTGTTCTGCTTGAATTTGTTCTTGTGTTTTTATTAGGTTAGCAGTATCTATACCGATACTGGTAGCAAGACGTTTAACTGCTTCATCTACATTTACGTACTGTCTCATCACATCTGGTCCTAATGCTTGAGCTACAGTTCCGATAAACTCAATCAGCTTATTTCTATCATTACCTCTACCAAGTCCTTGCAATCCTGTTACTATCTTGGGTTTGACCAATTCATCAGGCAGCTTGGGAACCTTACCTTGTCTAACCAGTAAGTGCATACGTCTTCTTAAATATGGCAGTTGAAACTCTTGGGTTAAGATACTATAGATACCACCAAGACTATTCTCTAGTTCTTGTGCCATAAGATTTATCTCTGCTGCTGTCACTCTTTCTGCATCACGTTGTACTGATCTTGCCATTAAGAAAGCCATTTCAAGTCTTTGTTCAATGCGTTGTATAGCACTAAAAGCAATAGAAAAATCACCAGCTTTACCTACTTGCATAACACTTATATCTGCTGCTGTGCCTTCACGAATAGCTCCATTAGGTGCTTTAGCTAAAGTAGCTGCTCTTGTTACACCATTAGGGTTGACTAGAAATAAGGTTTTAGCACTAGCAGCAGCACCTTCTATGATTGCTTGCATTAAAGACTCAAGACTAATTAAGTCGCCACGATACTCTTCAACATATCCTCTACCATAATCTTCTCCATCTATTCGTATGAACCTAAGAGGAATAAATGGAGTGACATCTACTTTTGATCTGCCATCTGTGTTTGGTATTTTTTCTCCTTTACATTCTTGAAACCAAAAGAAGTCATCGTTAACTCTTTTAATAGATGTATATATATCCAAGTCACCTTTCATTGTATCTGCATCATAGTTTTCTTTCTTCTTGATCTGTTCTAAAAACTCAAGAGGAAGAGCTTGTGGGTGTACTGTTTCTTTAATTAGTATTTCTAAAACATTACCAACTTCATCACGTTTACAAACAAACTTAGATAATGGATATACTTTAAGACCTTTATCAGTTAGATATAACAATACATTACCTGATACTACAAGATGCTTAAGTGCTTCAAACATAGCAACTCTATCATTAGATATTTCTATCTGATTCATCAAAGCATTTTCTATTGTGCGTAGTCCTTTATCTATTTCACTTTGCAGTGCTTCTTGTCCTTGCTTTCTTATCTCAAGATCATCTATTTCTAATTTAAAAAATGCTGTGCTTGGTGGAAGCAAAGTCATTAATAATTTATTTGATAAAGAATTTACACCACGACTACCTGTTGCTTGAAAAGGTGTCTTGATCTTAGCTCTAGTACCTGATGTCTGTTCTGGTATAAGACTAGGTATGGTTAGCTTTGAAGATTCTTTAGCTTCTCTATCATAGACAGATCTACTGCTAACAAGTGCTTCATACCTACCTGCTGCTGTTGTACCCTGTGCCGAATATTCCATTTAAAAATAGTTTAAATTACCTTGAGCTGTAGTGTTAGCAAGCAAAGGTATCTGTAAAGATCTTGTACCTAATCGTCTTGGTGCTATAGCTCTAGCTGCTTTTCCACCTGTAACTTTATTACTAGAAAATTTCTTTTTAATTTTTGGTGTTATCTCTCCTAAAGTTCTTTCATCACCAATGACAACTTTATCTGCTGTCTTTTCTATAGGAGAATCCGTAGCAGCTTTTTTTGTTTTTGTTTTTGTTTTCTTTGTCGAAGACGTAGAACTTCCTCTTCTTCTACCGAAGCACATGATTAAACTCTACCTCCAACTCTAGATCTTCTATTCATTCTAGCCTTTGCTAGTTTTTGTGCTTTAGTTTTAGCTGCTTTCCTACCTGCTTGTTGTTGTTTTGTTAGATTTTTTTTCCGAGATTTTGTTTTGCTTGTAAGTTTTTCTGTAGTTTTAAGGTCAGGATCCTCGTAAATTCCTTCTTCTTTTTGTCTTTTTATTTTCAATTTTTCTGTTGCTTTCTTTGTATCTTTAGGATTGTCAACACCTGTCTGCTTACCAGTAACAGTAACAGGTCTGTTTTCAAACTCTGATTCAGATTCTTGTGTTTCTATTTGAGGTGGCTGCCTTCTTCCTCCAAGACACATAGCTAGTTCTCCAATACTCTGTTAGTTAACATTGTTTCTTTTTGTCTTAGTTGCTGTTCGATTAGATAGTCAACAACAGACCTCTGCCCTGCACGATACCACACTTCACGATCTGATAGCGATAAGTCTGGGTGTCTGTTAGGAAACACAGCATCTAAAGCTTGTATAAGTTCGTCAGTAATTACTGGTAAAGACACAAAAATTAAAGAGCTATCTCTATATTATATGTTAATGTAAAAGTAACAAGGAGTGGTTACCTTGTTGCAACGCTAAGAAAACCTCAAGGGTGTGGTTCCTCTTGGGGTTTTCTTTATGGAAATCTGTGCTATATTGATTTTACAAGTCTATAATTCGGTCTCTTCTCTAGGTCGATCTTCCCCCAAACCAATGCGAAGTGCTTTTATAGACAAGGGGGTAACTAAGTTTTAATTAAGGGCTGATCTTTGGGGACTTTTTTTAAAACTTATATACAAAGAAGCACTAACAATCCATGCTACTGCGTTGTTGGTGCTTTCTTTTATGGGTTCCAAAGTTTTACTTCACCTGTATTATAATCATAATCTCCTTCTCGCAGTATTCTTGTAAGCCTTGCGTTCAAGATAGCATCAGCAATCGTATAACCTTTCTTAGTATATGTCTCCTGTACCTTAGACCATAATGCTTCTTTGGTATCAGGTGTGTTGGCTAGTGTCTTTGAAGCAGTAACCATACCCATACCTTTGATACCTAATATCCCATCACCAGCATCACCTGCTAGAGACATCTCAAACCAATGCCTGTCTGCTTTCTTGTTTGTGATATGTTCTATCGAATCATCAGCTATAAGTTTGCATGGTAGTGTTCTCATATCTTTATCTACTGAAACTATTATCGGGTCTTTGTATTTGCCATTAGTAGCAAGCAAACCAAGTAC